AGCATCGATCGTACGGAGGAGCTGAGCAGACCACTGACGTCGATCCCGTCCGGCGTGGTGTCGATCTCCAACGCCTCCACGGGATCATCCTCCCGCTTGATCTCCTTCGGCACGAGGCTGTACGCCTGCATCGCCTCGTTGATCTTGGATACTGGTATGTACTTGTGTGACCAGCAGATCAGATCGTTAGGGGACTTACCGCCATAGAACAGGTTGACTGCCTGAGTTGCCCGTCGATCTGAGCCCGGGATCTGTTCGGCGATTTCCCTGACAAACCACTGGTAGAAGTCAGGGTCGACAATGGGTCTTTCGAGTCCAAAAACGAGACGGAAGCGAGGCCACTCTGGCGTCGTGCTCGGTGAGTAATACGCGAAGCTCAGGTACTTTTTACATACGTCGAGCTCTAACGCTTCCTTTACAGTCAGCTCTTGTTTTTGAACTTTGTTTCCGTTCTCATCTTTGTGATCTGCTTGATTATCAATGTCGATAATCACGAGACCAGCTTTAATTGTTCCGGTCGAATCTTTTACTCTCTTACCGTTGACCAGATGCCACGCGCATAACCCATCGCCAGCTGCCGTGGCGCCAGCGATCGTCTCGGCGTCTGCTTCTGAAGCTTCCCAGTTTTCATTGAATGATCTGAAGTTTCCACCTGGATTTATCTTTCCAGTTTTGGGGTTTACAAATTGACGAACTTTTTGATTTTTGGAGTAAAAGAAGAGCATGGTTCCCCTGCGCAGAGCCATTGTGACACGGATCCCCGCGTGGGTGCGGAGTCTAAACAAAAAAACCCGAGCCTATTCAAGGCGAGTCTCATAAAACTTACGTAAGACTTCGAACCACATTTGTTTGTCCTTTTTCAAATCGTCTGGACCGAAAGTAAATACCTGAACAGAGAATTCAGGAACTGCGGTACTTACGATTATCTGTGTCTTGTTGATTTTGATACCTAAGCAAGCCTCGGCTGCGATTGTATAAGCAGCTAACTGAAGCTTAGTTTTCTTCAATTTAAAAACTCCAGACACGAGTGCCTTCCGGAGTTTGTCCTCCATCTGGACTTTCGAGCTGGGGAACTTATAGCTGTACGGACCGTTACTCGTCTTGAAGTCACCCAGGATAAGTTCGCCGTTCCCGTCTTCGTAGATGATGTCCGGGCAGCCGGCGTATCCCTGAGCTTTGATCGGATCGTAAAAGTGGAGACGACCGACGCCATCTTCACCTACGTACTTATGCCACTCAGGCTTGTTGTATGGTTTTTCGCTCCACAGAACACGACCACCTTCCAGCAGCTCATCTACTTTCTCAGGTACGTCCTTCCAATACGGGGCGTATTGAGGGGGCGGACTTACAGCCAACCCCCTGATGTGATTCTCGACGCTGTTATGGATAAAGGAACCCCTCTCTGCTGCCATGTCGGCGGCACCAGGGTTAGCCAGGTTCCAATGAGCCAGTTTCTTACGAGTTTCTTCTGTTTGCGTGGCAGACAGAACGCTTGTTACGGATGGAAGAGGGATATCGACACCATCGCACCTGTAGTGTCGTAGTCCGTTTAATGTTAGTCGTGTTTTAGTCACAGCCTTAAATTTTTCTAACCCATACTACATTACTGGATCGAGAAAAAACCTTCTAGTTTACCTATTACTTTTTCACTTATAATAGTGCTCTCGTGTAACCAAAAACCACGGTTAAAGTTTAATTTATAGAAAGGGTTTTCTGGAAATATATGTTTTGCAGCTATGTCATGTGCGATTGCCGCATGTTCAGCTGTATTAAAATAACCTAAGTGAATACGACCTTTACCAGGATACATAATGTAAGCACTGTAAGAGTTATTTACTTTATTTACTCCTTTGTATTTAGATCTGCTCCAAGACTTTCTATTGTGTAGTTGGTTCAGTCTTGAAGCTAACCTTAAATTATCTATTCTATTGTTTAACCCGTTGTTGTCTTTGTGATCTACGGTTTTACCTGGTTCTAGCTCTTTATTTAATTTCAACCATATTAAAGTATGTACAGCGTACTGTACTCCATTTATCTTCTGTCTCCAGTATCTTTTGTCGCTAGTTTTATATCCACACATACTATCTTTTTTATGCCGTTTGTAGTTTTTACTCCATTTTAATCCACTTGGGAAATTCTCGTCTACTTCTAAGCAGTTGAGGATTTCTTGGTCTACTAAAATATTTTGTGTTTTCATCTTATTAAAACGCCATCGAAAAGAGTCGAGGTTCTTCGGGGCCGTCATCGTCATCACTATCATCATCTTCATCTTTCTCATCCTCATCTTCGTCTACGAAAAACTCTGACTTTTGGTACTCAATGTCTTGAGTGCGGCTTGTCAGTTCGTCGGAGAGGCAAAGACCTGCAGAATAACTCTCGACAACAATCTCCGCGCACTGCTGGGCATCACGGATTTCTCCTTCGGGGGAGATGCACTCTTCCAAGAGCTGTGCTGATACCAGTAAGGCAATAACTTGATCGAGTTTTGCATTGGTCTTGTCTAACCTATCGCACACAGCGCGTTGGAACTTCTCAAGTTTACTTGATTGCGATGTCATCGAGAGGAGGGAGCGTTTGAGCTGCATCCCAATTTACAGCGTATGCCACGTGAGTGCCATCCATCCACTTGTCGGGTCGCTGGAAAACGAACCAACAGCTGGTAACGGAGTCCCGGGACGTGCTGACTGAGCTGAACCGGGGGCGTGGTGATAAGACGATCATGTTCGAGAGTTTGTTCGCGAGCAGGAAGTTCCTACGCTTTGCTACTGGCTCAATAAAGGACAAGCGGTCCAGGACAGCGATACCCTCTCGTGCAACTTGGATTCCATAGTCGAGTATGTACTCACTATATTCATTAAGTCCTGTCGTGTTGGCGATCACCCAGTCGTATTGTTTGTCCCGTACGGTTGTCCACCAGATCGGGTTTACTAGGTTGTCGCTGTCCTTGTTAGTTGTAACTGTAAAGTTATGGGCTCGCAGTTGGTCGCTGAGGATATCGTTCGGATCGTATGGGACTAAGACTGAGCCTTGGATGTAACTGTGCTTGATCAGCTGGTGTGTTACACCCTCGGGGATTGTATAAAACGAAGCCATGCGTAAAACGGAAGAATGTGTGGATCTTAGCAAGTGGGTTGGTCTCTGACCAATTTTGTGATTAACGTTGAGGGAGCAGCTAGCTCGGTATGCAACTCGATTGGATGAGCCAAGAGCAAGAGTTCTTACATAACCGAGTCATGATGGATGCGAAGAAGCTCGACAAGGATGGGCTACTTCAAATTCTGGAAATGGTTCATAAGCAATCCTTGATCAACAAGCGTCTGTTCTCGTCGCTGTCAACGTGGTGCGCTAGAAATCAGGTGATGCTCCCTCCTCTCGATGAGTTACTAGTAAGTAAAGAAGTTGTCCATCCGACTGATACTCAGTAAATCCAATTCGCTTCAGGTATTTAGCTAAAGCTGCAGTTTTATCCGTGCGCGGCATGATGAAGTAAGGCTTGTCCCGCGTGGTTTGGATGTGAGCTTCAAGCATCCTCATTGCTCGCAGCAACGTTCCAGAAGGTCGCGTCTTCTGCTGGTTCAGTACGGAGCGGCAGCGTTTGTTCTTTCGGTTCCAGTACCAATCGTTAGCCGCTCGTCTCGATTTGTGTATCGTGAGACCCACGCTGTAGGCGAACCCGATGTCCTCTACGTAGAGGCTGATCCATTCACCTTTATGTCTTAATCTCGTAGTCACACAGCGTTTGGACATAATAAAAGCGGCCTTCCGAAGAAGACCGCTGCCTTGGCTTCGTTTTCAGGTTAGCTTAAAAATCGATTCCGAGTGCTTTGGCTTGCGCTTCGGTAAGCTCGACCTTCTTTGGTTTTGCTGACGGCGGTTCCGCTGCTGCCAGCGCTTTGGGATCAGGTGCCGGTGCCGCGAACGTACGTTCAGCAGCTTGACCCCGCGTGGCTGCAAACTCAGCTTTGAGTGCAGCATGATCACTACCAAGAGGGAGTTCGATCAAATCGGCACCCGGGATGCTGCTCTTCAGTGCGTTGGCAGCCATCTTGGTTCCATCGCTACCCAGCCATTCGGCCACGTCCTTGAGGAGTTTTTCCTCATCTTCGTTCTGGGCTGGTCGGTCGCTGAAGTCCAAGCAGTTGAAGTTGATCTTCGCTCCGTCAGCACCGGTCATCGGATCACGCTCGTTAAAGGATCGAGTCACGAACTTGGTCGAGGTGATGACCGACGCACAGTTGATTCGGTTGTTGTACAGCGTTTGGAAGTACGAGATGAAGTTCTTCTGACTGGACTTACCCGAGATCATCGAGGTCGTCACGCACCGGGGCGGAAGCAGCCTGTGGTTAGGAGACACACCGATGTACGCGATACGGAGGAACTCCTCCTGGTTTCGCATACCGAGGTTTCCGAAGTATGGTGTGAATCCAATGAGGATGAACTCAATGGGGATACCGTTGTCGTTGCGGTCGACAATGGCGTTATCAGGATCAACGTCAGACTTCCAGCGGCGAGCTTGAAGATCGATACGCAGCGTGTGAGGCGGAATGTTGCAGAGAATTTCGGATTCCGAAAAGTCACCAGCGATAAACATGGTCAGCAGAAATCAGAGGGAAAAATCGATTGAACCGAGAGCAGCAGCGGCAACCTTCCCTTTTTCGGGGTCGGCTGCTTTCACAGGAGCTTTACGCGAAGCCTTAGGCAGGTAAAGAACCTTGTCCAGATTGTAGTTGAGGTAAAGCTTGTCGTCCTTCTCTGAGGTCGAGACTTTGCCGACAGCGATCGTAGGAGTTCCGGGAGCGAGCTCGGACAATTGTGTTGACAGCTCGCCCCAACCGGCTAATTTAAACCACGCCGTTTCCTGGTTTTCGGTTTGCCAAGCCAGCGACCGATTAGTTACGGTCGTATCGCCAATCTCGATTTCGTCAGCTTTAGGACCGAGGCCACCTGCAGCGACGAAAAGGTTGATAGCCAGGAGATCGTCGAAGTTCTCCTGCGTAACGATCAGCATAGGCTGCATCTGAAGTACACCGTCAGGAGTTGGCCGCGTGGGACCCACTGCGAGTACGGTCTGATCCTCTTCAAGCTTTTGAAGGAGTTTTCCGACGTAGTGATCGGCTTTTTGAATCAGTTGAACTTTAGTCGCGACACGCTTTTCGTTTGACGGCAGAGACTCAGTTAAGACATTTACAGTTCCGTCGTCTTCAGCAGCGGTTGCTGTGACTCGAAGTCCTAAGACAAAAACGTTCATGGTTCCGGTTTGGTTGGGCGCCCGACGCGAGCCGAGCTGCACTATGGTATCAGCCCAGAGCAGGCTCGGGCTTAAATTAAGCCACTTGTTGTAAGTGCCTGTATATTGTCGCTCTGTGTACTTTTAAAATTTGGGCGATTTGCTCGACACTTGCTCCTTCGCGTTTCTGAACTTTTAAAATTTCAATATCTCCGGGGGATAGTTTACTACTTTTTGCTGTTTTGTACTCGAAGTGTAGTGGGTTTACACACTTCGCGTTTCCGCAGCGTGGCTTAGGATAATAGTTGTCTTTTGGGATATCTAGGTATTTTAGGATTGCGTTTCGAATATACACTCGTTTTCCAAGCACATATGTGCACGGTTGATTATTTGTTATGGGGCCTATCCATTCTCTGCATTGTGTGTAGTTGAAATTATTAAATGCTAGGTCTTTAAACAGCTTTGCAAGTAACGATTCATTTACTTCCCCATAGTTTATACTATAATTATTCGCATCAACTGCTCTACAAATGTCCACAGCTTGTGCTTGTACGTGAGCTGTATCATTTGACTGCAGTGAAAGAATTATTTTTTTAGACTCTCTTTCTAGCTGTAACGAATATTTGTTCATAGACACTCATTAAAAAGAGCACAGTGTTAACTGTACTCTGGATTAAACTTCGTAATTTAGTTGTGAAGTCCCCTCAGGAACCCATTAAGGGGTGTCAAGCAGCGAAACCGCCGAGCGCGTGCCTGGCTTTTTCGCCGACGTGCAGACCCTCTGCTTGGATCTGCTGTTTGATCTGCTCGTCTGTCAGTCCAGCCTTTCGAGCGCGGAGAAGGGCTTCGTAACCGATAGTGCCTTCGTTGCCATTGTTACCAATAAAAGCTGTAAGGGTTTTTACGGAGGCCATGTTGTAATAAGTAAGGCGTCTGTACTCTACACCCCTAAAGCAGAACGTGCGGCTGAACCGAAACCTAAACCTTGTTGCGATGCCATCTGTCGAATTTGAGAATCTGAAAGCCCGGACTGACGCGCTCTTTTAACTGCTTCGAGTCCCAATGTTCCTTGATTGCTTCCGGCACCTCCAATAAACTTACTGAGGTTGGTGGAGCTACGATCTTTCGACGAACTACCCCCACTCGTTGAACTCCTCTGGGCTGATGCCTTTTGCCCCGCAGACTGAACTCCTAGCTGCGTGGCCGCCCCAGAACCAAAGGAAAGTCCCTGTTGACTTGCTAGGTCGCGTATCTGGCTATCAGACAGACCGGCTTGACGAGCCCTCTTAACTGCTTCAAGTCCTAGTGTTCCCTGGTTACTACCTACGCCTCCAATATATTGACCTAGATCGGTTACTTTCGCCACACCTAACTGACTTGCGGCTTTTTCACCGAATCCAACACCCTGCTGCTTAGCTAGTTGTTTAATTAAAGTGTCGCTCATACCGGAGGACCTAGCTTTATCTAACGCTTCCAAGCCGATGGTTTTTCCTTGGGCTAAAGGTCCTTGATACTGTGTTAATTCGCTCAACCCGAGTGTTTTTGCTGCTTGCTCACCGAATGTAAGATTTTCCTGCTTGGCCTTATTGAGTACCTGCTCTGGGGTGTATCCGTACTCGAAGGCTCCGCCCAGTGCTGTTGCTCCGACCACTCCGCTGGTCCCCATTTCTCCTATAAAACTACTTAATAGTCTGTCCGCTTTAGTTTGTTCTTCTACAGGTTGATATGAAGCGTCTTGAGTTCTTATATTGCTTGGCTCGATACTTTTACCTTCTAAAACACTTCCGGAATAACCTAATCGACTTCCGCCCCTACCCTGTGGACCTGAAGGACCTGCAAAACTAGCCCCAAAATTAAATCCTATTGGGAGCGAAAAGGACCCCTTGAGACTGATTTTTTCGAGAGTGGACCCAGGAAGCGTATCTTCATCTGCCCCGACCCCCACACTTGTGGTCGGCCGAGCTCCTGTCGACGATTCTTCTGGCTTATCAACCTCTTCCGGTTCTGTATCTGTTGCGGTTGTTTTAATCCCTATTTCAGGGAACAATTGCGACAGCATACCCCTGGACACACCTACTTCCGGCTTTACGCCAAAAGCAGTTCCGGCTAAATCAAAACCGTATGAAGGACGCCGCCGAGCTGCCACAGAAGTACAACCTATCTTCTGTGATCATAGCAAGGTTTCGAATGCCCTATCTCCTAGGGTTTAATTAACTTCCTCAAAAAATCTTCGCAGGTAGTGCCCTTTCCTAACGACCATATCTAATGTTTTTAACTTGAACAGAGCGTCTTCATAGCTTTTAAATATCTCCGCTTTCTTACGGTCGGATTGGTACTGGACCAGAGTCGAATCCTCGATCGCCTTTTCGACGAACTCCCCCCGTGGGCTTAAGATCACCCAGACCTCACGGAACTTTAAATGCGGGCGCGAGGACATCTCCTCCTCGGTGTAGAGGGAATTTACCCTCGCTATCTTAGAGCTTTTCTTAGATTGCGCACCATTTACTTTTTTCTTAACCTTCAGCTTGATGCTGTTTTTCCGCTTTTCTGATCTGGCCGCGTTGCAGGCTACTAACGGAGATTTGTAAAGACCCGGGAGAAAGTAAAGACCGTCATCTGCATTAACTACAGCGATGTAACTTTTATCTAACTTAATAGCAAAGACTTCTTTCTCCGTAGTCTTTTCGATTTTAACTAGCTCACTCATTTAGCTGCCCAAGAATCACCAACATTCGCATCTGCTGATGCTGGAACAGATGTTAACACCTTTTCAGCCGCGTGGATCATGGCGGTTTCTAGCACCTCTTTGTACTTATTAGCCAGATCCGCTTTAACCTCTAGCACGATTTCGTCGTGCACGCAGGCAACCATACGTACATTATCTGTTAAATGTTCACCTAGATCCGCGATAGCGATTTTCAAAATGTCAGCTCCGCTGCCCTGGATCAGAGTATTCGCGGAGCACATCATGGTTGCATCGTCATAACTAAGCAGACGTCGACGCCCACAGGCGGTGCGGGTATAAGCCCAGCCATCTTCTACCAATGCAGCTCGTTCCCTGTGCCACATTCGCAGTCGGGGGTACGCAGCGTGGAACGCAGCGTGGGCAACCTTAGCCTCTGACAGCGATAAGATCTTACCACTCTGTGCAGCGTAGGTCTTGTATTTTCTGTAGCCCATTCCGTATAACAAAGCGAAGTTTAGAGTCTTACCGTCTTGTCTCTCGTCTTTAGACACTTCGTGCAAGTCCTTCTTATAGATAAGACTTGCTGTCATCGTGTGTAAGTCGATGTTGTCCTTGAACGCTGTCTGCATCTGAGGGATGTTGATAAGCTCCGCACCTAAGCGGAGTTCTATCTGAGCCCAGTCGCAGATAACCAGTTTGAATCCCGGTTCTGCGATGAAGCACTCCCGAAACTCTTTACCTCTGGGAACTTGTTGGATGTTGACGGCGAAGACAGTCTTTTTCTCTCGTTTGCCGATCTTCGGCGCTCCGCTGCTTGTGAAGCGTCCGGAGTTAGCTCCCATCTGGTTGTAGCCAGAATGGATTCGAAGCGTTACCGGATTTACATTTTCCAGCAGTTTGTTGACGTGCTCTAGTTTGGTTTCGACTTTGGCTCGTTGTCGGTAGAGACGCAGCGTGGGATCGTCGCTATCAAACTCGGCCAGTGCGATTTGGTTGAGCGTTTTCTTCTCCGTCTTGGCGTCTCTAGGCAGCTCGATATCGCAAGCACTAAAGGCATTGATAACCTGCGTCGTTGATCCAGGATTAAAATCCTTCTTCGGACGCTTGCCGACTGAAATCTTTCCGTCAATTCCGCGAGGAAGTTTCATGTCCTCTGGGAGTCTATCGTCCAATGACGTGACGAACTGTTCGGTTTTCTGCTCAAGTTCCTCCTGGATGTCGACCTTGAGTTTGTTTAACTTCTCTAAATCAACACAAAATCCTTTGTAGCACATGAGGGCTACAGGGCGGATACACCTGGATTCGAGCCCATAGACAGAAAGCAGGTTCTCTTCCTTCAGTTCAGCGAGTTGCAGTGCAGCGATGCGTGGCAGGATATCGACGTCCTTCGCTGCGTACTCGATCTGCTCTAGGTCGAGTTCCTCTGCTCCCCAGTCTGATTTCTGCTGATCCTTACTAATGTCGAGCTCCAGACGACGTTCCGCCACAGCTTTCAAGCTGCAACTTACGTCTGTGAAGTACGCATTCTGAGCCTTAGGACTGATGCGCTTCTCCTTAAACCCTGCTCGGAGGACGCGTTCAGCTACGTAGGTGTCGAAGATCTTGTTTTTGAAATCGATTCCAATCGACAGAAGGAACTGGAAGTCGAAGTTCATGTTGTGCGCCAACAGCATCGATCGGGAT